GATCAAACATGCTAGCCTTCTCAAGCTCTGCCTCAACACCGTAGCTCTTGCCCACGCCTGGAGGCCCTGTTACGATCATAGCCCGCACATCACTTTTGATAGCGGCTTTGGTCATATCGTGTAAGATGTCAAACCGTGTAGCAATACGCTCCATGACCTGCTCATCTGTTTCAATTTTTTTCTCAACTGCTTTTGACATCATCTAGCTCCTATGTGTCAATTTCTAACTATACATATAGTTTAAGGCTTTTCTTCAATCATGTCAACCATTTTTTTATGAATGATCATCAATGCTCCCATTTTTTCTGCTAGTTCATCCACGTGATCTACTGGTGCTGGTATGCAAAAAGCATCTGAATCTTTTTGTTTTACAGCATCTAGTGCAACGTTACAGATATGCTCACTTGGGTATGTAAGTTGCAGGTTAAGTGCAGTTGCTATTAGAATAAACTTCATGCCTTTATTTCCTTACCGTGTTTGTCGACCACTTTGTACTCAATGTAGTCTTCTACCCTATCTAACCAATCAGGCAAGATACTAAAACCATTTTTCCCAACATGAGCAATCATGCTGAACCGGTCATCAAAAAACACCCAAGTATGTTTTACTCTGCTGATGTTATCAAGCCCCAAGGGCTTGCTTGATGTGTTTGCATTGCCCACGAAACTTGTATCCTGGGCAGGTACATGTTTGCTCATCTGTGTCCACCTGATATGTGTTGCCGTTGCTACCAGCAACCTCCACTACCGTTGCTGGAACTTCTTCTTCAATCTCGCCGATCTTTTCAAACTTGCGACCTGAGCGAAAAAACTTCTTGGGCACTGCATACTTGTCCAGTCCTCTGCTATAATCGCCTACCTGGAACCACACAAGTTTGTCAGCATCGTTCACATAATAAATGTGAGGCTGGTAGGTAAAATCACCCACCGTGCCTGTTGTTTCACGCAAGATACGAATCATATTCTCTCCACAGTAACCAACCGACGTGCCTTGCCACTGTATGCACTAGCACTTGTTCCTACAAGTTGACAGCCTTTGTCTAAGGCTGAGTTTTCATGTAGTGCTGTTACGACGCCAACGTAACGTCCGTCGTAATACACTCTATATCGCTGAAACATTAATTTGCACTCACAATGTAAACGTCGCCACAGTGCTTCATGGCAAGTTCATCAATGTATGCGTCAAGGCTTTCGCTAGATGCATACTCATCAAAAAGCTCTAATTCGTGAGCAACATCAAATTCTGTTTCCATTACACCGTCTCCTTTTGATATACACCAAATGCTTCAATAACACGCTGTTTAACAGCCCATGGGTTGCGTGTGATAAACACTAAAATTTGTTCGAACGTGATGCCCATGAATTCAGCATCTTTCTCGAGGACTTTGATTGCAGTTGAAAGTTTCATATCTAGCTCTCCTAACTTTCTATACTATTAGTATAACCGAACTACACAAAATGGTCAACCTTTTTTACAAAAAAATGCCCGGTAGCTAGCCGGGCGATATGAGGGAATTTGGAGTGGACGATAGGAATCGAACCTACCTAGAACAGATTTGCAGTCTGCCGCCTTACCGATCAGCCACGTCCACGTGAATCTTACAGGTACTTAGGACCTGTCCAGTTGATATCAAAATCGTTGTCTAAAATATTACCACGTGCCGCATTACGAGCAGGAGCCGCATAACCTGCTGGCATTAGGATATCTCCTTTGCGGAACTTGTTGTCAGTGTCCACTGCAACAACAAAACCCCAGATGCAACCACCGTTGTCTTTGTAGATTTTTGTGTACTTAGGACCTTCCTTGACTGTGATACCATTAGCAAAATCTTTCACACGTTCCATTGCACGATCGTAATCTTTTTTACCGTATTCGGTTTTAAGAGTCCACATACGATAATCGTCTACAATAGCGTTAACCAAGTTTTGGATTTCGTTTTTCATATCCTGCTCCGTTTTTGTTTATACTATTATAATATGACAAGTGTCGGTAAAGGTCAACCTTTTTCTGTGTTTTGGATACAAAAAAGCCCTCCGAAGAGGGCCAAGGTCCTAAGGTAGTAGGATTCTATTAAGGATGATCGTTGTTTGTTGGGTCTGAATCTGTTGCTAACCAACTAACAACAGTTTTTGACGCATCAATTTGAAAATCAAATGAAAGGGTCGCTCCATCTGGAATAGGATATCTCCATTCGCCTTGTTGTTCAGCTTCGGTAACTGGATTTCTGGATGGGACAATCCAATCGTCCGGAGCGTTTGTATATGAAATATTGGTTTTTCCATCTGATGATACACTATTCTCATTGAGAATATCAAAGTTTACACTTGGATCAACTGACCATACATAATAACCGTCACTGTCAATCATATAGTCTGATCCACTCGGGTCTGGATCATTATGAGCTACTTCTCCATTTACATAGTTTCCAATGAGGTCTTCAAAAACAAAAGTGCCGCCTGACACAGCAATGCTAACTGGTACAGCGCCAGTTACAGAGGTGCTAAGTGTCCACGAGCACACTTCAACAATACTAATTGAATCAGACTGTGCTGTTGGATATGTTCCAGCGGTAGCACTTACAGTCCCAGAGTAAACTTGACTGTTGTTCATGTTAATGGTGAGCGTAATGTCAGTGCCGTCAGAACTAAACGCTGCGCCTTTTAATTTAATTGTGCGATTTGCCATTGATCTTCCTCAAAATCTTAAAAGTATTTATCGCCAATTATCTCTAATCACTGGATCATCCTTGGCATCATGAGGATTAGGGCTACCATGAAATACATAGATGCTGTGATGTGGTTCTTGTATTGTACCAGTCCCAGGTGCAATTGGCTTTCTTGTTTTCCATTCAATCCCACCGTCTTTGATTTGCCATTTCCAACTTAATATACGAGTCATGTCAAGATATCGTAAACTGGCTTTGTTTATTTTTTCTGTTATGTAGTCTTGATCTCCGTGCCAACGATGAGTATGCAAAACTCTGTGCTCATCAAAATCGCGATATATGTAGGCAAAATCAGCAGGATTGAAAACCATTACACTGCTGTTAATTGTTTCTTTTCTGCTTTTCCACAGATACTTGAAGTCTCTAATGGTCCAAAGGTAACCAACTTTTTGTTGCCACAACCAGTCTATGTTTCCAACAATTACCGTGTCAAGATCAAAATACATCATGCGATGATTTACAAAATCAGGATTAAACAATTGGATTTTGTACCACCAACTTGCTTTTGGGCCACGAATGCCTGGCCATTCTTTTAAGGCATGATGTATCCACGGTTTTGGAACTGGGCGATTGCTTTCGGTATACACATGAAACACCACCTCGGGTGTAAGATTTCTACAGAGTGAATTATACAAACGATGTACATAGTCAAAATCGTATTTTGTGTCGTGTATTAAACAAGCACAGTGGACTTGATTTGCATCTCCAAGTTGTCGCTTAATCTTTTTAGCCATAATCCTGCTTCAATTTCGTCTAGTGTGTATTCTGTATGACAGATTTTTATAAACCAGTCGTCTCTATCAACTTCGGGCGGCCTGTTTATGTCTTTTACGTTGATACTCACAGGGTATGCCAAACTTGTTGGATCTACCAACACCGGACAACCTGCAATAGCACCCTGTATACCTGGACCACTGTTGTAATTTACCATGGTATGTACATTAAAATCTATGTCAAAACTATCATAAGTGCCTGGAATCTTATGCGGATGATCCATCTCAACATCGTCATAGTTTACTTTCCAGCGTGGATGATGCCTTACCATGCATAGATGCTCGTTGGTATATTTGTATATTTCACGTATGGTACTGTCTACCCAAGCATCCATGTCTATGTTGACAACCTGTTGGCTTTTGCCATGCTGTGTTGCTATTACTATTTTGTCGCCGCGATTTTGTTTGAATGGTTGAAGTTCTAATCCAAGTTTACGTGGCCGGTCCATGTCAAGATTGTGTTTATGCCCATAATGGCCTTCGGCGTTGATGTTGTTGATAGCAATTTTCCAGGTTACTTCTCTGTTTAATGCGCCTACGTCAATCACTATCACAGGCTTGCCTTGTGCCCTATAGTGTTCGTACACTTCTTGATTTTTTGCCATGCGTCCGTGCCATAGCACACTCCATATAACTGCGGCATCGCAGTCCATGCTGTCGGGCACTGGTTTTATACCTGCACGTCTACAACTTGACAAAAATCTGTCCATCACAGGCACACTGTTACGAGCGCACTGCAAAGGATAATATGCTATGTTTTTGATCACTAAATACTCACATGATAAGATATACTGTAATTACCACTTTCAATCAGCAGGGTCTAGAATTATATGGCCAAAGAATGATAGACACATTTGAACAACATTGGCCCAACAGTGTACAACTTAAAGTCTACGCAGAACACTGCACACCAAAAACCACAAAAAGCAATGTACAAGTGATTGATCTAATGAGTGTGGATAAATCTGTTAGAAAATTTGTTAAAAGACATAGGGAAAATCCAGAAGCACATGGTGGCAAAGGCCCACACAATCAAGATGATTGGAGTGAGAAGAAAAGTTTCAAATGGCAAGCTGTAAGATTTTGTTACAAAGTTTTTGCTACAAGACATGCCGCAGAAAACACAGACACTGATTGGTTAATCTGGTTGGATGCTGATAGCCATACACACAGCGCAGTAACATACAAATGGTTGTCTCGAGTTTGCCCTGAAAACAGTTTCATCAGTTATCTAGGACGCACTGATAGGTATCACAGTGAGTGTGGCTGGGTAGCTTACAACATGCGAGATCCATTGGCTTTGAAATTTATACAGCACTTTGCTTCATTGTACGATAGCGATACAATATTCGATTACAAAGAATGGCACGACAGTTTTGTTTGGGACGAAGTAAGAAAACTTTGGCGCGACAAATACAAAGTTAAATTTCACAACTTGAATCCAGAGCCTGATACTAAAGGGCTTGCAGGACATCCGTTTATAAACAGTGAACTTGGTAGTGTCATGGATCACATGAAAGGCGATCGAAAGCAACGTGGACACAGTAAAGCAAAAGAAGTAAGGCTACACACTGATCATCCTTACTGGCAACAGGTCCTAGGAGGTTAAATGTATACAAAACATGGATGGTGGTTCCCTGATGAAGATACACACTTTTGCGAAATGCTGGACAAAAACATTCAAAAAGGCAATCGACCTGTATATCAAGAGCCAGTTCGCAAACGCAGTTTACGTTATGTCAAAGACCGAAGATTAGCATTGGATATAGGTGCTAACATAGGGTTATGGAGCAGAGACCTGTGTGCAGAATTTGACAGTGTAATGGCATTTGAGCCAGTTGAACAATTCCGTTTATGTTTAGAAAAGAACGTAACTGCTGACAATTTGCTCACCATGCCCTGTGCGCTAGGTGAACAAGAAACCATGATACAAATGATTGTCACAGAAGGTAATACTGGACACAGCCATGTAGATCAAAACAGCATGGGCACAGGCAGTGTGCAAATGCACACCTTGGATTATTTTATGCTTGACACTGTAGATTATATTAAAATTGACTGCGAAGGTTACGAATTACCAATTGTACGTGGAGCGGAGCAAACCATTAAGCGTTGCAGACCTATTATGGTAGTTGAACAAAAACTCCACGAAGACACTGGAAAAACTGCGGATACACAATTTGATGCGGCAGAGCTTATCAAGAGTTGGGGTGCAAGAGAACTAACTCGTGTGCGTCACGACGTAATTCTAGGTTGGTAGATAAGGCTCAAAGTGGCGATAAATATCTCCGCGCTCACTGTGTTCAATTGTCCAGTGACACGCAGCAAGATCATACAACCATTGTTCACGATCAGGCATAGCAGGATTTTCAATAAGTTTTGTTCGATGATTGGCTATGTCATAGGTCACAGCACTTTCTTCGCTTACAAACACAGGTACACCAGCTAGCGCACTTGCTACACTGCTACTGCTGTTATAAAAAATACCAGCATGTGCTTTTTTTAAGTTTTGCATTAGATTTGTTTGTAGTGGATCTAATACTGTGATATTTTTATAATCCTTTAGTTTAGCCGCCCAATTTATTTTATTTGCAGGATGCGGACGTATAAGAATTGGACGGTCTGAATAACCATTTACAGTTTTAAGCGTCTTCCGTAGCCATACATCTTGATCAAAACCTTTAGCGTTCCACCCGCTATCTCTTTGCAAACAAATCAAAATATGATTGCCTTGATGTTGCCACGGTTGTAAAGTTAAATTAAGAGTGGTTGATATGTCTACCCACTTTTGCGAATCACTGTTTGCATTAGCATACTCGCCTTCGTTGTAGAAAACACTGTCCAAACTATATCGTAACCACATGTCGCCACTGTGACTAAACTTAAAACAACTGCCATCAATACTCATAACCCGGCCACCAATTTTCTTTTGGTGTTGTATAATATTTTGTCTAAAATATATGTGCGGTCCACTGAAGTTCATACCAACCCAGCCAATGATTACTGCCAGTCTTGCATTAACCATTGTACGTTTGAGATCGCCTATGTACACACGGGCTCCGGCACGTTCAGCACCATTTGCAAATGCTTGCATTAGTTGAACTTTGAGTTTATGATTTTGTATTTTGGGCAGACTGCCCATATACACTGCAACATCGTAATCGAAAGCCATGATTATCCCCCATTGAGCATGCGCCACGCAGTGCCGTCTTTCATTTCTTGCGTGGTAAACTGTTGATATGCTAGATTACACAAAAGTATTCGCACTTCGTCTAAACTTGGCATAAATGGGCATTCTATTTTAGCTAGGTCTTTGTTACTGAATGGTTCAGCTGCGTTTGTGCCTTTAGGTCCAAGAGTAAACACAGGTTTGCCATACATTAAACTTTCAACTGCGGCAATACTGTTAAATGTTACCATACAGTGTACATTTCTACTTAATGCCATTTCCATAGTATCATTGTTTACACGTTCACTACGGCTGGTCTTTTTGCGGATTACAATTGGACGATCTGTGTGTTTTTGAATTTCAGAAACAGTATTGTCTAACCATTCGTCTAAATCCATGTTCCAATAGTTCATGGCTTTTTGACTCGGAGGACAAATCAAGATATCTCTACCGATGCGATGCTTGCTAATACTAGCACCTGTTTTTACAAATCTATCCTCGGGAATGTATTGATCTATTGAGCCTGTGTATTGCATGCTGTTCTTTGTTATGCGATGAAAAGTTTTGTGTTTCCAATTGCCAAAATATCCTGTATCAATGTAAAAATAATTCCTACCTTCTGCTTGACAGCGGTGGATCACTTTTCTCTTTGCAATCCCTCTGATAACCACTGGAACACTTCTGTCAAAGTCTTGTGTGTTTTTACTCATGGTAACAACGCCATCAGAACCTTGTAAAAAAGCATCAATGTATACATCCATTTTTTTAATGTCTCCTGCAATGTCTGGATCAGCATCAAGTACACCAAGACAGGGTATTGGTCGAGAAGATGCATTTATTTCTTTAATTATTTTGCTAATGTCAGTTTTGTACCATAAACACCCAGGATCTCTACGTTGTTGCAAGATCATAGTGATAATGTTCTTGGTGTTATCAGGCAGATCTAAATCGGCAATGTCAGCACCGGATTTAGTGTTTTTAAAATCTAAAAATCTATCTCTATAGGTATTCCAAATCTCAGCATACTCGCAATTTCTATATTCATCAAACCATGGGCCTCCTTCAGTATAGTGCAATGCTTTTGGAAAACCATCTCTGTACTCTCTATACCAGCCAACAAGCCAATTCCATTCAGGATTGAGAGTTCCAATATCATCATCTTCTAGCCAAGTAAATCTATGTAAGTCTTGCCCAGTTGCGCTGTTAACAAATTCTAAGTCTACTGTTTTGTTTTTAGGGTGATCACAATTCCAAACAATCATGCTACTCCAGTTTTTTCTAGGATATGCATATTGCCTTTGACCATCCATCTTGGTTCCCTCAGGGGGAGTATAATCATGTTGTACAACTGTAACGGCTTTCTTAGGATCAATTTGTTCCATCAGATCAGCAATATCTCCAGTGAACAAAAAGTCACAATCAACAAAAATAGCATAGCCATTATAATCATTGAGATGGGGTACCAAAAAACGTGTAAAAGTAAATTCAGTGCTTGCTAATTCATCTACTTCTCGCCAATACAGTTCAAGATCACGCAGGTTGTCTTGTTGCAGATATACTACATTGGTTGGCATGCTAGTATTTTCATGAATGCTGTATTTGCACACATCAGCAGCAATAGGTTCGCGACTATCCCATCCTACATAAATGTTAAGTGTTTTTTCTTTCAATGTCTTCTTCAATGCAATCCTCACCGTACTGTATTTCAATGATTCTAAGAGGTTGTGTAAAATCATTTACAAGCTGATGCCAGGTACCTACTGGTATGTGTAACTCATCATGCTGATAGAGATGGCTGGTTAATGTATCGCTTCCTATATTACGCTGATGAATAACAGTTGCACGACCTTCATGTACTAACCAATATTCACTGCGTTGGCTATGCTTTTGCATGCTAAGTTTTTTGCCTGGGTCTACTGCTAGTTCTTTGACTTTGACTCCTGGTTCCTCATGCAATATTCGGTAATATCCCCAAGGTCGTTCTGTTCTTGGCGCTTTCCATTCTGCAAGTATCCAACTACTGCTGTTAGCCTTGTCTGCACCGCCAACACCAAATTCAAAAGAAAGATTCTCAGCAATAACTTCCATTTCAGGAATGTTGCCTGTAGTACGATCTCCTCCGTTTGCAAAAACAACTTCATCTTCTTCATAGTTCCAACACGAATCCTCAATAAAACGTCGACAACTACCATCTGCATCGTAATCATCATCAAAAGCAACCACAGCATCTACCATACTGAGTGCCCTGATAACTTCGGCTCGCTCTTCCAATGGCATAAAAGGTCTACCTTTTTTGCGTGAGAGCCAAGCATCGCTGTTAACACCAACAATTAGTGTATCACCTAACTTTTTTGCTTCGGTAAAGTATCGAATGTGTCCAGAATGCAGTGGATCAAACCCACCAGTAACTAATACAATTTTCATGCAGGTATTTATAGTGGGTTATAACTCTAATCAAATAAGTATGATTATGCCAATTAAAATCCGCCCTTACTCAGAAGAGCCACGCCAATTTAAAACACAGTCATTTGACAACGAAATAGAACTTCGCGATGGCTTGTGGTGGCCGGTTAGCGATTACGGTTGCTACAAGTTCCTAAGAGTAAGACAAAACGTGCCAGAATTAATAAGCAGATTTGTACCCAAACACAACGTTGTGGTACAAGCTGGCGGAATGGCGGGCATGTATCCAAGATTTTATCAAGAAATATTTGAAACAGTGTATACTTTTGAGCCCGATCCAATAAACTTCCAATGTCTTGTTCGCAATACAGATCACTCAGTGATTAAAAGTCAAGCATGTCTTGGTAACGCACCTGGGCTTGTGACAATGAGCTATGATGAAAGCCTTGGGCCAGTACGTCCTAACCGTGGGGGATTATATATAAAAGGATCAGGTAACATTCCGACCTATACCATTGACAGTCTTGGCTTGGAGCAGTGTGACCTAATACACCTAGACGTTGAAGGTAGCGAAGGCTTTGCACTGCAAGGCGCAGAACAAACCATAAAAAAACATCATCCTGTAATAGCTCTTGAAATGTACGGGCACGGTGAAAAATTTGGTTGGCCTGATGATCGTTTACACAACATGCTTGAAGATTGGGGTTATCATCATATCATTGATGTTTGTGAAGATCGAGTGTACAGTGTAGACAAACTAGAATTTACACTTGGGTCCAACGTTCGTGTTGTTGAATAGTCTTTACCATTTTTGCAACACCTTGTTCGTAACTGTAAGGCAGCATTCTTTGTTGTATTTGTGTTGAGTATTGTGGAGATATATTTGTCAATACATTATCCCAAAAATCATCACTGTTAAATTCTACAGTGATTATGTCATACATGCTAGGTGGCATAAATTCAACATTGAATACACCAACAACACTTCCACAAGCCGCTAGCTCAACTGGATATAACCCCATTGTTTCTCTATGACTTAGAAAACCAACATGGGTCTTTCTATAAATTGCACTAAGGTCAGCAAACGGAATGTTTGGCGGCTTGTTATAAAAATCCAATTGGTCTATACTGTCTAGTCTGATGCCGTGATAGTACAATTCATAACCGTTCCAGTGTTGTTGAAAAATTTGGTTCGAAGGCAGTTCCTGTATCTTTTCAACGATTTGCTGGTGGCAATCGCCTCGTCCAGGCAAGTGATGATCAATGTGTACTACAAGTTTTTCGTATTGCTTATCTGGATACAAACTTGATCCATCATACATAGGACCTACACAGTAATCAGTCTTTGTTTCTGGACCAGGCAAGCAAAAGAACTGCAAATCACGTTTTGCACCTCGACGGTACTCTCCAAATTCAATCATAAGTCCTTTTACATTTTTTGTAAACCATTCTACAATTTTAGGACTACAAATCTTTAAAGGTACAGCACCCACAAACATCACATTGTGATAGCGATCCAATAAAGTTTTATCAAAGTGTTGATCAAATGCGTGTATACTACTTTTAACAACTTTCTTTGTTCCTAGCCAGGGTTGACCAGGCACAATCTTTACATGGTATCCATGTAAGCGTAAAAATTTAGCAATAAAAAATGCAGCAACTTCATCATAGTTTTTGCACTTGGTCAAACTATCTTCATAGTGATGACTGTGTACTATGATAAGCATGTCGTTCATTGAGGGAAGCCTTTGTCTCTTTCAACATTCCAGGCAATAGCAGTTTTAAGATTGAATTCAGGTTTGTTATCGTTTACCACAATACGTTCGCCATGAGCACAATCAAATAACAGGAAGTTGTACCATAGGCCATTATCTATCAAAGTTTGTACACTTTTTTCTTTCCAGCAACTTTTTCGTGCTGTGCTTATAACGATTACATCATCGAGAGGTATGCAAGCCCATAATTCTTTGACGCCAGGCAACAATGTATCGTAGCCGTCTTCAAATAAGCCATTGTGCTTGAATATTGTTCCGTCTAGATCAAAGAACCATGTGTGATGTAGATTATCACTGAGTTCAAATGGTATTAAGGTTTTTGTATTAGCCAATTTCCACTTCCTTTACTGTATGTGCCTTTGCTTTCTTTGATGTTTGGTTTAATTAACACTGATAAGTTGTTTGCTGTTACAAATCCGTCCACAGCACTTTGTACATCGCCGCCGCGTAAGTCATAATCGTCGCCACCCATGTATCCACCACTGCGTATTTTGGGCCACCATGCTTTGATATCTTTTGTAACACTGGCATAATCGTGCCCAGCATCAATCATTATATAATCAACACTGCCATCTTCAAATTGATCTGCGGCTTCCCAACTAATGCTTTTGATCGGTGTAAACTCGCCGTCAAACGGACGCATTGTTTCTTTGAAACGCTCTACTGCTTTGTTGAGAAAACCATATCCAAGCTCAACTTGATCTAAAAATTCTTGTTCGTCTTCATCAGTTGGCCAACTATCAATTGCATATACATTAAAGTGTCTGTTGTAATTGTATCTTTGCACCATAAGCCAACACAAACTTCGTCCTTGATAGCAACCAAGTTCTACCCATGTACCATTGTCGGGTATCCAGTGAAACATATCTTCGTACTGATGCCTAAAGCCAAACCAGCCGTCTATGTTTTTAAAGTAGTGTTCCATTTATCTAATCCTTGTTTGAGGTAATACAGTCCAAGGTAAAAACTACCAATTACACTGTCAACATCATCCTTGGCATACCCGCTAAGTGCTAACCATATAAGTCCATGCAGTATCTCAATCTTACTCATTTTGTCGCCAAAGAATTCTGCAAAAACTTGTTGAGCTACCTGTGAGGTACTTGGCTCTGCCATAATAATTTCTGCTGTTTCGCCATCGGCGTACAGTTTAAACTTTCGTCTATTGAACGTATCATATCCGCCCACTGCACTGTAATATACCTTGGCAAAATCATAATCTGGGTCGCCAAAGATGTTGTTTGGGTGTGCAAAATATCCTCGTGGATCAATCAACCAACATTTTAAATTGTGATCAACTATGGTATTGCTAAAGGTTGGATCACCGTGTATTGTTTGAAAAGTATACGCCTTGACTGCTGATTCAATTTTTTCCCAGAGGTGGCTATGCTTTGCATGAAATATATTTGGACATTTTACACCGTTAATGGTTAGGCTTTCGTTGCCAATACCAGGAATAAGTTTTTCCACGCTGTGTACACGTTGTTTTGTTTTTTCAATATATACCGCATGTACATCTTTAGGTTTTGCAATTTCACCAGCTCTGCTGTGTAGGTCATGCAGTGTAAGCAGTAGATCACTTAGTAATGCACGTTGTTCTCTATGGGTTAAATCTTGAATTTCCCACACATGCTGACCCTGTATCCTACTCATAACCAGTGGATCAGTGTCTATTATTTTAGGAATGCGTTTAAATCCTAGTGCATGAGCTTTGTTATACCATTCAATTTCACCGTCCACCAGATGACTGTATTCAGGATCAATTGCCTTTTTAATAACACAATCTTGTTTTACTGTAACGCTGTTAAAGAAACGACAAAATCCAACACTGTCATTGTCGTTTTCAATGGTTGCAAAATCTCCAAGCTCTTCGATATCGCTAGCATTTTGTAACTTGTAGTACGTTACATTTTCACTGAACCAACGTACAAACTCCCCACTAGTGGGTACACTTTGTAATGTTGCAGGGTTTTCAAAGTGAAATATGCCGGGTATACCGTATGTGTGGCTTGTTTGTTCAACCAGTCCCCATTGCCCATCATAGCTCCATCTACATGCAAATGCATCTGTGGTATACACAGTGCATGAAGCAAGGTCAATAGGGTAATCAAAATCATGTACTATGATGTCGCTCCAGATAAGCATCACAGGTTCAGCAGGATCGCACTGTTCAGCGGCTTGTGCTATTCCGCTAGCGGTACCTGTACCTTTAGCACGAACGAGTGTTACATCAACTCCTGGATCGTTACTGGTAATATATTTTTCCAGTTGCTCGTACAGATAATCGCCAATTACATAAAACTTGGCTTCAGGGAATCTATCAAACAAATGGTAAAGTATAGGTTTGCCTCGCACACTAACAAGACATTTTGGTTTATTCCAAGTATGATGTCGAAGTCTACTGCCTCTTCCACCTGCCTGGACAACTATATTCATATGGTTACCACATCTGGTTGTAAAGGTGCTTCCCAAAGGCATCCCTTGTTCCAATAGTAGACACCCTGTGGCATCAATGGATAATTGTTATATGTGTGCTGAAACGCCATTCCAGTAAACACAAAGTTGGCACACTTTAACTGTTCTTTTTTCCAAAGTACATGAAATACTGTATCAATATTTCTAGCAAAATTTAAATCACGCATTTCTGGTCCTTGCACAGACGCAAGTAGATCCATTGAAATGTTTGTGCGTATCAGTGCAACACCAAATGTCCAACCATTGTTATGATTGCGGTAGAAATCTAAACTGTAAGCATCTAGTTCACGCTCTACAAACTGTTGTTCTGCAATACGCAGTTTTTCTTGCACACGATCATATGCATGAGTCAAAAACATTGTATCGTCGGCATCAATCATCCAAAATGCATCGCTGTCACCTTGCATGATGGGCGTGACATTGGCCATGGCCATTCCAACCTTGCGTGGTTTGAGATTTGCAAAATACTTTTTACTGGTATAATCACTGTTAATAAACTGTATCTTGGGATAATCAAGTGCTACTGTGTGTAATTCAGCAGGAGGCGGCTCTTGTCCTTGCTTGAATTTGTCACACAATATGTAAGTTTCGTAATCTTTGAATACTTCACACCAGTAACGCAAACAGAAAATACCGTGTGCATCCATGCGGTTGATTTTAAGAAATGCTTTTACTTTCATACAGTGTAGTTATACTTGTATATCTTCCATGCCGGCAGTTCTGAGACGCACAATGTGTCCCATCTGCCATTGCTTTGTATCCAAACCTTTCATGATACCCAGCCACTTGTTGCGCAGTAGTGCTACTTCGTTGATGATGGTTTCAAAGTCAATGACTTCGTCTTCGCCGTCCACATACTTTTCAGCGTCCCTACTGGTAAGTGCTCGGGCATAGTTTTCAAGATACTTTTGGAAATGCTTTCTGCGTATTTTACGCAGTTGAATGTTGAGATAGTTGAGCACCGCTTCAATCTCTTGTAGTTGATTA